TGCATAATCGTTTTATTATTGTTCGCTCTGTTCACATTTTTGTGTCCTTTGAACCGAATCGGTCTCTTAACTCCAGTTACTGAAGCTTGAAGCATTGAAGCTAATCAACCTTTGGCTGAGATTTGTCAAACTATAGAGCATAGTTTGAACTAACTGGTATCTTGATCTCTCTCTCTCTTTGATGACGATGTATTGTGAAATCTGTATGATCCGCTGTGAAAGTCAGCAACCGTGGTTGGACCACTTAGCCGGCAAAAAGCACCGTGCTAATCTCTTCCGTATGAAAACTGAAGAGAAGTCGCATTCTGAACGCGATCACGCAGAGGAAATGTTCATTGTTCACGACGAAGTAGGCTTTCGTAGCCTGTTCGCCGAAGAGGAACCAGAGCTTGTCAAGTTGGAAGAAACTGCACAATTGTTGCAGCAACTGAAAGGACACGTCTCTCAGGCTCAATGCCGGCTCAACTATGTTGGTGCTGCTGCAATACTCCTGGTGGCGTTTGTCATCTCTTCCACTTGGTGGCTCTTAGGTGTGAGAGCTGAGTCCGGGGTGGAATCCCCTGGTGCTTGGAATTCATTGTGGTGGATTGTCCTCTACTTAATTGTAGGATGGCAGCTTGGAAAGGCTGTCTCTTGGATTAAAACCTCAGTGGAAAGAATTGTCGAGAATTTTAACCAACGTGTCATATCTATTGAAAGGTCGGTGGCTAATGTTGGTGTCAATATTGAACAGCAGGTACAAAATGCCGGCATTCAGATACAACTCTCCGTAGAGCAGAAAGTAGCGGAGGTGGAGGCGAAAGTCTCTGCCTTTGTGGCTCCTGCTGTCTCCTCAGCAAAAACTGGGGTGAGCATTGCAACTATGGTTGCTTTGGTCGGTGCAGTATATTATCTATGTCGTTCATTGTTTGTTCGGCACGCTGAAAAGAAGGAAAGCCTTGAAAAGCTTACTTCAAGTAAGGTGTTTAAACTGTTTGATTGTTTGGCATTAACAGTCATCGTTCCTATGATGCTTTACAATGGTCTATCCTTCGCATATGATATGTGGAGACAGGTAAAACTAATTTCACAGATGGCTTCGTCGGCTTGTTCTGGGGTTTCGATCCTCAGTTCTTTGTTTGGCGGCTCTGAAGTGGCACCTGTTTTGGAAATGGATCATGTAAAGTTTGTGCAAGCGAGTGTTGAGAAATTAACTCAAACCATTGATAGTAAGCTTGAGGAACGAAAGCAGGGTAAGGAAGAGGACTCAAAATCCGATTCTGAATCTCTCCCTCTTGTAGCTGAAATTGATATGGAAACACCTGCGGTAAAAGTGAAACCTTTTATGGTAGAGTTGCAGCGTCAAGCTGCTCTTTTGCCTAAACCGTTGAACTCCGCTAGTGCTCCTCGCCTGCCTGGTGATACGCGTGGCTTGGGCTTTGCACCCGCAAGTGCAGTGCCTGAACCTGTTGTGCCTCCTACGGCATTTGATGCGCTCCGTGAATATTGGAATCAGACAGAAGATCTGGTCCATCTGAATGCATTGAAGAAGCAATGCACTGAACGTCCATGGCTACTACCAGTGGTCATGATATGTTTGTTCGCGGTTCTGTTATTGGTTGTCAAAGTACTCCATAAAACGGAACGCAAAAGCCGAAAGAAGGAAAAGTCTAAAGCTAAAGCAGAGAAGGCTGAAGCCAAGACACAGCAACCGAAGAAAAATGCTTCGGGGAAAAAGAAAGCGAAAGCTGCCCCTCCTGTAGTAACCTTTAAAAAGGAAGCGAAAGATGGTTGCTGTCACATCACAGTTGGCAAGCACAAATGTCCTTGGTTTCTGAACGGGACACCGATAGGTGTTTCTGCGAAGAAGTCATGCAACATCCACTGCGGTGGTTTAAAATGTATGCATTGGGCTGAGTGTGAGCCAAAAGAGCATCCTGCTCTGACCCCCATGCCAGCAAAGCCTGAAGCGAAAGCTGAAGCTAAAGCTGAGTGTGTGCATCAACCTAATCAGGTGACATGCAAAAAGTGTGGTTGGAAGTATGAAGGTGAGAAGAGTAAACAACGTCGCAAAACCAAAAGGACTAATACGGTAGGTCGTGGAGCGAAAGCCCATAACTCGTATCAGAAACCTGGTGACAACGACAACAACTCTATTTGGACACGTGACAATGGTGGAAACCTAGTCAAGACCAAACGGGACGACAATTTTGTTGTACCCTCTCATCTCCCGCATGCGGGATTGCTCAATGACTTCATGCATGGAACTAACGAGTCCGCTCAATTGGAGTCTGCTAAGAAATTGGTAGACGCAGTGAGTAAGGTAAAGAAGAACCTTAACAAGAAGCACCCTATAGGGAAGTGCTCTGTTTGTGGCAGTGTTGGTCATGTAGGAAAGTCGTGTCCAGACAAGAAGTCACACCCTTGTTACTTTTTCGAAAAAGGAAATTGTAAGCTTGGGGATAAATGTGAGTTCCTACATGTCGCAAAGGATAAAAATGAATCCGCGATAAATGGGAAACGCTTTTCACTTGGCAAAGTGCAAGGTGCTGTTGGACTGGCACGCATTGGCACTCGGTGTCTTAATGCAAACTTAATGTGGAATGGTGTAGTTGTGTGTGAGCACATCTTTAAGGAAGAAAATGACAAGATCAAATTCTCCTTTCGTTTGGACGGAAAAGTCCTCGAACATTCTGTAGAGAGAAAGAGCGGCAAAAAGCTTAGCTATGACCTTCTCTGGTTTGCACGTCCTGATTCTTTTAAGGATCTTCCATCGCTTCATCATTCTATGCCCGCTCCAGGGCGTAAGGTGGCATTGTTCGCCTATGATAGTGATGAACAATTCATGACAGGTGATATCAGCTTCGATGCTGGTCGCGTGTTGCGGATTGAGGACGCGTGTGACTCAATGAGTCTCTCGAGTGTATCAAAGCACAAAGTCGGAATCTATAAGCTGTCTTCGATTGACGGAAACTGTTCTGGTGTGGTAGTTGATGCCGAATCTGGCAAAGTTGTGGGTTTCCATAACGCTACCCGTGGTGGAGTTGAGAATGTCTTTCTCGCCATCACGCCGCAGATTGTATCTGCGGCAACCGGATCACCTCAGAAAAACTAGATGTCCCACTCCCGCCTGTTCCTCTTTGGGAAAAGTGGTATCAAAACTACGTAACCAAAGGAGTTTTCAAACACCGAAGCATTGAAGCTGAGGTGGAACGCGGGGTTTTAGTGGGGCGTCGTGTTGAGGGGGTGGAGTGGAAGGATCTTTGTCCAGATGATTTACCCTGGACACCGTCAAATCATTTTCATCATTATTTTGTTAAAGGAAATGTGGATTACGTCACTCGTGTCAATCGATTTGTCACGCAGGGAAAAGATGAGTCTGCACCTAATACATCTCTTGATGAGTTCTGCAAAGAGAAAAATCTCAATGTGGGATCAGCTTATCGAATGGTCATACCCAATCTGAACGCGTCTTTCAAAAGCGTTAGTAAGTACGACAAGCCTCAGCCTCAATTGAATGAGGAAAGCTGGGAGCTGTCGGGGCAGTGGACTATTCAGCATTTCATTCGACACATGGGTGGATCACGAGTACTTTCGCAAGAAGCTTGCGTTAAGGAGGTGGACCGATCAACATCGGTTGGGTATCCTATGTCACTTGATTTTCACAACAAAGGTGAATTTCTTGACAAGGGCCCATCGCACATGCTTGCGGATTTCTGGAATATGATAGGAAAGTCAGAGGAAAGAGTTATGAGGCCTATATGGACTTGTAGCCAGAAGCGAGAGCTTCGTGCTGCTGAAAAGTTGTTAGAAAATAAGATTCGCACTTTCACGGCTTCCCCGGTTGAGCACTCTGTTGCTTTAAACCGTTTCTGTCTGGATATGAACAACAAGTTCTATCTATCCAACAATAAGACTTGGTCTTTTGTTGGTTGTTCCAAATTCTTGCAAGGTTGGAATGCACTTTTTGCTCGCTTGTCAAAGCACCCGTATGCCTTCGAGCTCGATGAAAGCGAATATGACTCTAGTCTGTTCGCTCGAGCTATGTATGGCCAAATGGATATACGGTGGGCGATGCTTGCGGTGGAGCACAAAACACCGGAAAATCTCCTAAGGTTTCAACGCCTTTATGACGACATAGTTCATTCTGTGATCGTATTGGAGAATGGTGAGCTCATTCAGAAACACACTGGAAACCCGTCTGGCTCAGCCAACACGATTGTGGATAATACCATGATTTTGTTTCGGCTGTTTGCTTATGCGTGGATTGAGTTAGCGAGGGAAAAATTCGGAACTGCAAATGCTACTTCTGTGGCTGCTGCGATGAACGAAGATATTACCAAGCGAAACTATGATGGTGTGCTATTCGGGAGCTATCAGGATTTTGTTGACAATGTGGAAGCTGCCTTAAATGGCGACGACAACACGTTCACTGTCTCACAGTTGTGCGTTAGTTGGTTTAACCCAAAGTCGATTTCCCCGATATGGAGTGGCATAGGTGTCACTACCAAAACCCCTTGTGAGGAGCCTCGTGCTCTTAAGGATGTTCAATTCCTCTCGCAAGGTTTCCGTGAAGAGAAAGGTGTCTGGTTACCTGTTCCAGATACTGATCGTGTATTGTGTTCCCTTCGTTGGGGTTCGAGTGACGACGATGTTCGTTGGCACTTAATGAGAGCGTACGCGTTGCGAATTGATTCCTGGGCAAACCTTGAATGTCGCACCTTCATTCAATCATATATTGAGTGGATCTGGAATCATCCAGAGTACAAAGAGCAGTTATATGGTGAGATTAATGGTTTATCGATGTCTACAATTGATGCGATTTACAAATCAGATCCATGGTGTTGGGCATTGTATGCCGGACAAGAAGATAAGGGTTCTCCGCTGGTAAGCGCGTACGTCTCCCTTTTAAATTTTCTTAAGTCTCAGTTCGAATCTGCAACTTCAAACTCTCTTCCTTCTTCTTCTTCTTTCTCTCTCATTCAGTATTCACCTCTCTCTTGCTAATGGCTGGTCCAAAAGGCAAAGCCCAAAAGAAAGCCGCCAAAAAGGCGGCCAAGCAAAAGAAAAAGGGTGGTACCAAACTTCCAAAAACAAGTCGCCAAAAGAAAAATGGCGGTTCCCCCATCAAGTCAATACCCGGGGTGATGTCTGCGGTAACTGATGGTGTCAACGTCGGAATGGTGTGGAAAAATTCCAACCAGGTCCGGGATCACTTTAACCGTCGCTTTGAGAAAGTGACGGATTTAGTGGCTGCATCGACTGCTTTTGCGTTGATTCAGAATTTCTTCCTCAATCCAGGAAATGTGGTCTTATTTCCTGTCTTCTCTCAGATTGCTGCTACGTATGAAGAATTCATCTGTCACTTCTTGCGTTTTTGGTATCGCGGTGAAGAGTATATGGCCTCAGGGTCTAATACGTCTGCTGGAATCGTTGCTATGGCTACGAACATGGATCCGGATGACTCGACTTTCACAAATATCAGTCAGCTGGAAAACTATGAAGGCTCTGTGAGCGGTCCTCCGTTCACTGGTCACTTTTGCCATGATGTGGCAGAAACACATAAAAGTAGGGGACGTAATAAGTCTATGGGCAATCAAATGGCTCTTAACCAGTACTTTGTGTATAGTTCGGCTAATCAAGCCGCTCCTGCAAGTAGCACCTCTAAGTTCTACGACCTGGGGCAGTTTCAAGTGGCAATTAATGGTTGCCAAGCTGCCTCCCCTATGGGAGAACTTTGGGTGGAACATGAATGGACTTTAATTCGGCGTAAACAAGAAACGCCAATTGGTCAGAATGCGCTTTATGCGCATCTTCAGGAAGCACCAAATGGAACTGCTGCCACAACAACTGCTTATTTAGGCACTGGTGGCGGTTCTGTCAGAAATGGATCAACCATTCCTGTTGTCACAACCAATACTACATTTACGTTGCCTGTCATTGGCACGTTTTTGCTTGCTGCTGGTTTTACCGGCTCAGCAACTAGTATTCCAGCATTCGGCTTGGGTTCTAATTTGTCTAAACTTAGTGTGTGGGTGGACGGTGCTGCAACGTCAATTGCGTTGAATCAAAGCAACGACGCCTCCATTATGGAAGTCATTACTGTGAACTTGGCTGGAACTGGGGCAGCTAATACGATTACCATTTCTGGTCTTTCAAATTTGGCTGCTGGTACTGCTGACATCTTCATCGCTCAAGTGAGCGCTGGAGTGGTCTTCCAAAATCGGAAGCCATCTGCAAATCAAATTGCTGATGCTTACGTAGCGTTGTGTGAACGCTTTGATAATCTTGAAAAGAGACTATCGCAGGCTCCTGTACTTGGGTTATCTTTAACCTCAGTGTCGGAGCCTGATACTCCTTGTGAAGAGATCAAGGAGACTGAGCTTGAAAGCTCAGTTCACATCTCTAAAACAGCTGCTGAGCAGTTGTTGAGGGGACTCGGCTTACGCAAGTAATTGCTAAGCTTCTCTTGCGGTGTGCGAACTCCCGTTACCTTGTCGTGGTTTTTAAGTGATGAAGTTGTCAGATAAACAACTTAGCGTTTTTAAGCTCTTTGAGTACGCACTAAGTGTGGGCCTTGGGTGCCTATCCTGGCTGAAACAAACCAGTACAGTATCCGTCCCCCCACAATATCTTGATGACCAGTTCATTTGCCACTTGGGTGGAGATGTAGTTCATCGTTGCATTTGACTTTGTTGTCTTGCTCCGTCTTTTTCGTGTCCGAGAATAAACTTCGACACACTTTTATTTCGTGTTGAGCAATGTCCATTTGGATAATAATGCA